CGTCTCGTGGGCTCGGAGATGTGTATAAGAGACAGAATCTGTAGGTGCGAGCACTAAGCTATGAGGTTGCTCACCCTGCCAAGTGTCGTAACTGAGTGTGTCTCGCTCAATCGTGACCACAGCGCCACCATCACTGAGGAGGTCTAGCGCGTTAGCGTGATAATGCGTGAAGGCATAGTGGGGATTTACACCGAGAGCTCTTGCACTGAAGTTAGTTGTGACTGTTACTTTGTCCTCGAAGAACTCAGGGCTGATGAAGTTCAGGGATGGGCCAGAACCAAGCACCCAGACAGTCTCACCGTCATGCGACCCCTCAAGCTCATCCCAGGTCACTCTAAGCCCCTGTCAAAGTTCACCCACGCCTGAATCACATTGAGGAAGTCCCTAATGTTGAAATCCTTCATACGCTCGAAGTCATCCTCAGTAAACGCCATCTCAGCCATATCGAACAGCAACAGCAGGTCTGAACCATCCTGCCTCATCTGTGCCTCTTTCAAACCAATGAGCATGTCCATAGGGAGTGTGAAAAAGTTGCGAGCTATCGCGCGGAACTCACCAGAGACAACCTCCACAGGTGGGAGGTCCTGTGAGTCCAGGGAGTGGAGGATGCGGTCAAACTCGTACTCATCGGTCATAGTAGGTCCACTTTACCCCTGAAAGGTACACCCTTCTGGAGCTCGAAACAGGTGAGCGCTGTTGTGCTGTCACCGCCTGCACCGTTCATTCGTGTAAACCAGTCTGAGCCGTTATCCATTGTGGAGGCTTGCACCCACCATCTCTCACGCCCCTCTGTCCCTGCAAACTGTTCTACGCGGTGATGATGGAAGTGACCTGACACCATGAGTGTTGCAGCAGCTAGATAGGAGGTGTTGAATACCGCTTTGGTCCAGAAGCTTTGGAAGGCATCAGGGCGTGCAACCTGGTGTCCATGAATCGCCCCCAGCACATGAGAGCCGTCATCGAACACATCAAACGCAAACCCCTCATCATGAGGGTGAGGTATCAGCCAGCGCTCCACAGGCAACCCCACCTCAGTAGCCAAACGCCTCAACTGTTGCAGGATGACAACACCCCAATCATCCTGACCAGGTTTCCCCACCGCAGCTTTGTTCACCCTGAACTGGCAATGGTTAGAAGCTACTGAGCCGTAAGTCACTGGAGCATATTTGCCTGCAAGTTTGATGAGGTCCCAAAGTAATGCTGCTGCGAGATCGGTCTGCTGCATCGGACTGAGCGTATTGGTGACAAGCTGATCCATATCAGCCTTATTGTTCACACCCTCAATCACATCCCCCATGTCCAGGATTACTATGTGGTCATAGTTGCCTGTTTTCAGCTTCTGCTCCACACGCTCATATGCAGCATGAATGCGCTGGATGGACTCCTCATGGCCTCCACGCGATCCACCCTTACCTATTTGGAAGTCTGCAGGGCAAATCACATACACCCTGTCAGAGCTCTTAGGTTTAGGTTTCGAATATTTCGATTTGCGCTTAGCCTCAGCGTAAAGAGTAGGGAGGTCAATGTCAGTGACTTTGCGCCTGAAGTGGAACCTGTACGCGGTAAGCCACAACCCATCCCACCGCTGCCACTGTGAGGTGCGAGGTGTTCCCACAATCTCATACTCATCAGGGGAGTATCCACGCTCAGCCAGGAAGTCATCAAAGTTAGGTGGCTCAGCAAGACCCTCAGTGGTCGCTGTCCCCTCATTGCCGTCAAACTCTAGGGAAGGTCTGAACCCCTGGGGGGCTTCAACTTTCTTAGCCGGTTCCAGGTTCTCTAACATGAGCACTCCCTATTCCGGTGCTTCCTAATCGGCTTCTCAGTGATAACCAGGCCACGCTGAGACAGGGCACGCGCAAGACCATTCCCAGACCAAGCCTCATGATCAGCAAGCGCCTTCACCAAAATCTCGCGGTCACCCTCATCCAGTTGCTCCATGATGGTACGCACCTTGCAAGGGGTAACCCTCACAGGAGGCATCAAATCCTCAAGCATGAACATTCCACCTTTCATTGAACTATCAGAAGTCTAACCCCTCACCAGGGACAATGGGAGTAATTTTGATGGATGCTCCAGGCTCGCGCGTGTCTGCATAACACTTCCAAGCAGTCACATGCACAACCTGATCATCATCCACCCACACACCAGCATCAGTGAGACCATCACACACACCGCGCACTAGTTTGTCCAGGTCTGGGGGTTTGATAGGCCAAGGGCGCTTCTCTTTGGAGATTGTGGCAGGCCGTTCAATGTAGAAGGTCACCTCAAGATGTACAGGATTCGCGACAGTCTCCCAGCCCTCATCCTGCATGATTGCCACCGCTGCAGTAGTAATCTCTTTCCTCCAGGCAGGGAGATACTTTGAGGCTTCGATGAACCTGCCACCCTGAGCCCTGTTACCCCCCACATAGCGTTTAGAGCCCTGTGGAGCCGGTCTGCCGTAAACATCGAAAGTAAGGCTCACCTAACTAGTTTACCTGGACAAACAGAAAGCCCCTCCTAAGAGGGGCCCTGTCTGTTCAGATTAGTTGCGGTTCAGCATCTCCTGGTGCTCTGCTGCAATGAGGTGAGCTTTGCGCTCTGTTGCGAAGCCCCAGTGCTCCAGGTAGTAGGCCAGGTTTGCACCTGTGTGGCGTGCGAAGCCTTCATAGAGGCGCTCAATGGATTCTTCGCGGTTGAAGCCTTTGCTAACTGCTCGCTCTGTCATTTCGTGGATTGTCATTTTGGTGTTCCTCTCTTGGTTGATGTCTCTAGTGTATACCGCTACACACACCTAACGCAAGTCAAAACACAAACTTTTTCAACCTATTTTCGAGGCTTCACCAGATTCAAAAAAGCCAGAATATACAGGAGCGCTGAAGCGACAAATCCAAACGCCTGCAGGATACCCTCAGCCTCCCCAGCCAGGAAAAAATACAAAGTAGCGAGCCCAGCCAAAACCGCGAAACCTGACCACCTCATCAGAACGGTGCGCTCTCAGTAATCGCCTGATTAGGGTTCACCGTAGGCCACACCTCAGTAAGCGCAGCCTCATTCCGCTTATCAGAAGCGATAACAATGCTCTCAGCACGAACCTTCACAGCCGAGCCGGTGCTACCGTCACGCTTCTGGAAAGTGTT